CCAAGCAAATAAGTTCTTAAAAGCGCTTGAAATGAAAGGTTTAATTACATTAACTTCTCAACTTAAAAAAGCAATGGAACCAACTCGTGATCCAAATGCTCCTGAAACTAGAGGTAGAAAGAGAAGAGACGCAGAATTTGATATGTCAGACGATCCAATGGCTGACTTAGATGCCTTAGGCTTAGGAGGTAGCATTGATTTAAGCGACCCATTAGCAGAAAGTATTCATAAAGAAAAAAATACTGAGGTAGGTGGTAAACCTGATCCTAGATATGGTGGTTTAACTGTAAATTTCGCTAGTGATGTAGATAAGGCTTTATATATTACTGCTAATGATTTAGTTAAAAGCAAAAGAGAACCCCAATTCCTTAAATTTTTATCAGGATTAGGTTATACCCAAGCTGAAATTAGATCTGAAGGTAAAAAAATTAAGGATGAGCTTAAAAAACAAGTTCAAAAACACCCTAATTTTACTGACTTTAAAAATCTTTATAGGACTAAGGGTGAATTAAAAATTAAAAATTTATCTTCACCACCTAAATCTGTCAACGAAAACACAAACACCATGAGTGAATTAGAAAAATACATTAAAAAAGTAATCAAAGAAGCTAAAAATCCATTAGCTAAAAAGATGAAAGAAATTGAAACTCAAGGACGCAGAGCAGCCCTTGAAACTAAACTTGCAGCAATTGATGAAATGATCGAAGAAACACAAGGTCGTTTAACTCGTATTGATGAAGATAATGAGTTTAGAGACATGATGGATAAAAATGCTGTTAAAGAAGTTCGTAAACAACTTAAAGAACTTGAAAGAGCTAAAGCTAAACTTCAGAAAGAATATGGTAAAATGGGTAATAAATTACCTAAAAATTATGATGAAGATGAGAAAAAAGTAATGGATGAAGATATTCCAGTTGAAGAAGATGCTATTGATGAAGAAGTTCCAGTTGAAGAAGAAACATTTGAACTTAATGAATCAGTTAAACGTATGCAAAAATTAGCTAACCTTAGAGGTTAAGTCAATTATATATTAAAATTAAGGGGACTTAGGTCCCCTTTCTTTTTAGCTACGTATATACGATGGCAGATATTAAAGCAATTATAAAGCAGGAATTTGTCAAATCAGCAAGCGATCCTGTTTACTTTATGAAAAAATATTGTTGGATCCAACACCCAACAAGAGGTAGAACACAGTTTAACCTATACCCATTCCAAGAAAAAGTATTAGGACTACTAAACAAACACGATAAGTCAGTAATTCTAAAATCAAGACAGCTTGGTATTTCGACACTTTCAGCAGGTATAGCTCTACACATGATGCTATTTCAAAAGGATAAAAACATCCTTGTAATTGCAACAAAACAAGAAACTGCTAAAAACCTAGTAACTAAAGTACGATTCATGTACGATCAGTTACCTAGCTGGTTAAAATTACCAACAGTAGAAAATAACCGACTATCACTACGACTTAAAAATGGCTCTCAAATCAAAGCAGTATCTGCAGCAGGTGATGCTGGTAGATCAGAAGCAATTTCACTTCTAGTAATTGATGAGGCTGCATTTATTGAAGAAAATAGAATCGAAGAGATTTGGGGTTCAGCACAACAAACACTTGCTACTGGTGGTAGAGCAATAATATTATCTACACCTAATGGTACTGGTAACTGGTTCCATAGACAATGGATTAAAGCACAAGACGGCACAAGTGGTTTTACACCTATTAGATTACCCTGGACCGTGCATCCAGAGAGAAATCAAGAATGGAGAGACAGACAAGATGATGAATTAGGGGATAGAATGGCAGCACAAGAATGTGATTGTGATTTTACAACCTCTGGTGATACAGTATTTCCCCCTGAAATATTAAATCACATTGAAGCTACAATGTTAAAAGACCCACTAGAAAAACGTGGTATAAATAGTAGCTTATGGGTTTGGGAATACCCAGATTATACAAGGCAATATATGGTTGTAGCTGACGTAGCAAGAGGTGATTCTAAAGACTATTCAGCATTTCATATTATAGACATTGAAAATTGTACGCAAGTAGCTGAATTTAAAGACCAAGTTCCAACTAAAGATTTTGGTAGAATATTATTTAATGTAGCTACTGAATATAATAAAGCATTACTTGTAATTGAAAATGCAAATATTGGATGGGCTGCTATACAAGAAGTAATTGATATGGGTTATGAGAACTTGTATTATAGTCCTAAAGATGAAAAATTTACTCGTGACGCAGAAGCATATATTGCTAAAGGATATGATTTAGTAGATAAATCAAAAATGGTACCTGGTTTTACTATGTCACTTAGAACAAGACCATTAACTATTGCAAAATTAGATGCATACGTTAAAGAACAAAGCATACAAATCCAATCAAGACGTACATTAGATGAGTTAAGAACATTTGTATGGAAAAATGGCCGACCAGAAGCCCAAACTGGGTATAATGATGACCTAATTATGTCTATAGCTACTGCGTGTTACGTGCGAGATACTGCATTAAAATTTGCTCAACACGGAGTTGATTTAACTAGAGCCATGCTTGCAAATACTTCCAAAGCAAATTACAATCCGTTTTTTAGTACCGCTAAAATAAATGACCCTAAACAAGCATATAAGATGAAAGTAAAGGGAAAAGATGAAGATTTGTCTTGGCTTTTAGGTTAAATATTTATACACACACAATAAACAATAAATATGGCAGATACTAGTTTATTTACAAGATTACGAAGGTTATTTTCTAACGATGTTATTATTAGAAACGTAGGAGGAAAACAACTTAAAGTAATGGATGTAGATCGCATCCAAAAATATGGTAGTTTAGAATCTAATTCATTATATGATAGGTTTACTAGATTACATAGACCTGTAGGATCTTCTTTACAATACAACCCAACACTTAATTATTCGTCTATGAGGCTTCAGCTTTATAGTGATTATGAGGCAATGGATTATGATTCACTTATTGCACCGGCATTAGATATTATTTCAGAAGAATCAACCCTTAAAAACGAATATGGAGATGTATTAACTATTAAATCATCTAATGAAAATGTTAAACGAGTACTTCATAATTTATTTTATGATGTTTTAAATGTAGAATTTAATTTACCTTCTTGGGTTCGTCAGATGTGTAAGTATGGTGATTTTTACTTGCACTTACAAATTTCTGAAAAATTTGGAGTATATAATGTTTTACCACTTTCTGTATATCAAGTAGTTAGGGAAGAAGGTACTGATCCAGAAAATCCTAATTATGTACAATTTATTTTAGATCCTAACGGTTTATCACAATCTAATACTTATAGTGCTAGAAGAAGTGACCAAATGAAACTTGAAAATTACGAAGTAGCCCACTTTAGATTATTATCAGATGCCGCATATCTTCCCTATGGTAGATCTTACCTTGAACCAGCTCGTAAAGTATTTAAACAACTTATATTAATGGAAGATGCGATGCTTATTCATAGAATAATGCGAGCACCTGAAAAAAGAATTTTTTATATGAATGTTGGTGGTATACCACCCCAAGAAATCGACCAGTTTATGGAAAAAACAGTGGCAAGAATGAAAAAAACGCCATATATAGATCAACAATCTGGTGATTATAATTTAAAGTTTAATATACAAAACATGACTGAGGATTTTTATATCCCAGTTAGAGGTAACGATGCATCAACTAAAATTGAAACTACTAAAGGATTAGATTATGATGGTACAACTGATATTGAATATTTAAAGAATCGAATGTTAGCTGCTCTTAAGATTCCTAAGGCATTCTTAGGATATGATGAAAATCTTGAAGGCAAATCTACACTAGCTGCTATGGATATTCGATTTGCTCGTACAATTGAACGTCTACAAAGAACTATTGTATCCGAATTACATAAAATCGCACTAGTACATTTATATACTCAGGGATTTACAGATGCAGATTTAGTAGATTTTGAATTAGAATTAACAGGCCCATCAATAGTATTTGAACAAGAAAAAACCGAATTATATAAATCTAAAGTAGAATTAGCTAATTCAATTACTGATAAAAAAATATTATCTACAGATTTTGTTTATAAAAATGTATTTAATTTATCTGATAAAGAAATTGAACATGAAAAGCAAAGATCTCTTGATGATGCTAGTCATATTTTTAGATTAAACCAGATAGAAAATGAAGGAAACGACCCTATAGAATCAGGTGAATCATATGGTACGCCTCATGATTTAGCTAGTTTATATTCTACTAAAAGAGATAAAACAATTAAAGATGTTCCTGATGGTTATGATGAAGAAAAACCAGGAAGACCAGCTATAAAATTAAGCCGTTATGATACAGATCAGGCTAATACTGGTCGTGATCCTTTAGGTAAAGCCGGATTAACAGCTGATGATTCTCCTAATAGAACTAATAATGTATCTACATTTGCATTAGAAGAAAATTCAAGATTACTTAAAAAATTAGCATTACCTAAAAATACTAAAAAACAAATTTTAAAAGAAAAAAACACTTCATCATTATTAGATGAAAAAAACATAATAGATGAGTAATCTTCAAAGCTCCTCATATATTTATATAGGAATAAAACAATTCATGCATGAT